CTAGAGTATTGCAAGATATTCAAACAGTAGGAATAGAAGCGGAATTTGCATTTTTTAGGCTACGTCAAACTATCGCACAACTAGAAGGAGCACTTGATCCTGTTCTTACTGAATTTGCAGATGGAACAGGAGAATTATTAATTCCTGATGAGAAGTTCTTTAAAAAGATTACAAGGTTGATGAAGATAGCACTTGGAAAGGTTGTTTTAAAAGTAGATGATTTATTTGCTACAGGATTCTTTAGAGATCTAAGATCAAGGTTTCAGAATGTTCTTAAAGGTGCTTCTGAAGGTGGTTTGTTGGGTGCATTCAAAGCACTAGGAACAGCAGGAAAAGTAGCCGCAATTATTGGGGGTTTATTTGCAGGAGCATTAAAGATCGCTGAAGGTCTAGGACAAAGAGGATCAACTGTTGCAGAGATAGAAAAGAGTGTTGAGGAAGATATCAGAGCAAGAGCAAAGG